TGATGTCGTTTTTAGCAAACGCATTTGATCCACCTGCAGTTGTAGATAAAGGTGACTTCATGATTCTCTCAGCAGTAAATTGTAATTCTTTTGGAATTATCATTTTTCTACCTTGTAGAGCGATCTTTAGTCCTCTTTCGTCTACGAACGCAGCGATATCGATTAACGCTTGTTCTAACGATGTTTCTGACAAGTCAGCTGCTGTTGATAATTCGTTTCTGAAAGTACCACCATTTGATAATGGGTGATCTGTTGTCATTAACGCTTTACCGTCACCACCATTGTATGAACCACCAGTGTCAAAACCGTTGTTCAAAATGTTGGCTGCAGTGATTTGTTTTGATTGCGCCATTGATCTTGCAAGAGCTCTTGTGTATCTGCCAGCTAATCTGTCGTACAAGTTATCTTCGATAGCTTCCTCAGTTATAGCAAAACCTAATGCTACAGTGTTGTGAGTGTATCTTGATGTGTACGCTTCAGTCGCTTGATCCATAGTGACCATAGCACCTTCAGCTTTAGTTGCTGCAGTACCGAAGCCAGATAACATTACTTCTTCTTCAAACGCTCTGTCTGAAGTTTCAGAAGCAAAGATCTCTGCATGTTCATTGTCGTATCTGTTGTATTCCAGGCCAAATAGTGCATTTAAACCTGGCTCTAGTTCTTTAACTAGTTGTGATCTTGATATAGCCATAATTTATAATCTCCTATTATTATAAGCCTGTGCCTTGATCGTAGAAATGGTTATTAATTCTAACCAACACATCTACGTTCGCGCTTCCAGCAGTGTCATTTTGCGTGTCTTGCGAAATGTCAATTGCTTGAAGAACAGTTCCACTTGTTGTTAAACCAGATACACTGTGATCCAATTGAACCTCAGAAATACCTGTTAAAGTGCTTCCTGTTACGTTTGTTATTGCAAAGTTTTTAAAGATGTCTGCTACTGCAAACGCTCCATCAGAGTCGATCGAGTAAACTACACTTGGGTCGTCAATTACATTAGCGATAATATCACTAGCTGCAACTCCACCTGGATAATAGTTTTTAAACGTCGGCTTCTGAGTAGTAGGGTCTGTGTAGAACACTCCGTTAAAAACGCCCACGACTTTATCGGAAGTATTTGCTACTGCTCTTTCGATTCCGCCACCAGTTACAGGTTTTACCAAGTCACCTTGGAAAATTGCTGTAGCATAGCCACTAGCAATTCTGTATCTGTTTTGTGCGTTAATAAATGGAGAGCCATCTAACTTTCTTACTGGTCTTAGACCATATTTTTCAGCTACATTAGCCATAGTTGTTTATCTCCTTTTATTGTTTACTTTACTTTGGAGTGAATATTCCCAAATAATTAGGATTTGTTTCCACCACCAAAAGTTACGCGAGATTGTCTATTAATATTAATAGGCATCTCCGGTCGTTGTTCCTTTAAGACATCGTTGTCCACCGCGTCTACTCTGTCTTGAGTAATTTTTCTAAAATACTCAGCACGGCTTTTTGCAATTTCTTCAGGTATCCTTCCCAACACAAGGCCAGCAACCCCGATCAAACCTGCGTAAGTTCCCTGAGCAATGACTGGATAAGAGTGATCACCTAATTGATTCTTAATCTCTTCGGCTCTCACAAATTCCCAACCTTCTCTCATTTTCTTAGATACGTTTGCCGTATCCTGAAAACCCATACTCTCGGTTCTTATCCATCTATGGACATAACCGTCTGGCGCAGGTGGTGCATCCAGAGATGATGGTGGCGTCCAAGGTTTATTTCTTATATTTTTTTGTTCCTCAGATGCGCGTGAAGTTCTATTTATTTTATCGCTCATTCTATACCTCCTTCACGAATTTAGCGTATTCTTCTAGTGGCACCCCTAATTTTTTGGCAATCGCCACCTGTGATTTGGTGAGTCTCACAGATCTACGTCCCTGCTGAGTTCTTCCAGCAGAAGCAACTTTTTGGACGGGTCTTCGTTGCTCTTGAACAGCAAAACGATGAGGGAAATTTTCCTTCATTCGTTTGTCTATTTCATTATAATACTCATCACTTTCTACATCAACACCCATGCCCACTAGATCTTCGTGCACAGTCATTGCGGCATTCGTCATGATTTTGTCGTTACCAAACCAAGCATTATCAGAAGCCCATTTTCTAGCTTTTTCACTAGGTTCTGTTTGAGTTTCTTGTTGCTTAGGTTCTTCCTCTTTTGGTGCGTTTTTTTGCTCTTCAAGCTGTTTCAATCTAGCTTCTCTATCAGCCATTTTGATTCTAGCTTTTTCTTTTTCAACACTCAATTGAGTAAGCTCATCGTTTGCCTCCATGATTTTATCTGCATCATTGTTTTCAATGGCATCTTTAAGCTTCTTTTTGACTTGTTCTCTTTGAGCGTCTACTCTTGCATCAAACTCTTTTAAATACTTTTCATCTGTAGAATCGTATTTAGTCTGAGTATCATCATATTTCTTTTGTAAACCTTTAGCAAAATCTAAAGCAGCTTTTTCTCTTCTTTCAGCTTCTCTAAATCTTCTTGTAAGTTTATCAATTCTTTTTTTGACAGACTCAGAAACCTCTGACAAGTCATCAGGTTCTTGTTTTCTATCTAATTTAGTTTCTCTTTCATTTTCGAAAGTTTTATCTTCCGCAGGTTGTTCAACAACTTCTTCAACAGCAACATCTTCTTTAGGTTGCTCTTTATCGTGCGTTGTATAACCTAAATCGACTTCACCAACATTTAAATTTGGATCTTTCGATTCTTCCTGTTTAGTTTCTTCAACCTTAACTTCAGTTTCTTTTACATCGTCAAGATCAATATCAACTTCAGGGTTTTTATTTGCATCAGCCATATATCCTCCTTAATACAAATGCAGAATGTCTTCTGGTTTACTTATTGTTGCGATGATTTCATCATCGTTTAAAATACGGTGTTCACCATATTTTGTTTTAAATCTCGAACCTGCGTATCTACCGTAGATTACGAATTGACCCTTTTTGCACCAAGGACCTTTTGGAAACTTATCCTTATCTGCATAACAAAGATCACCCATTTCAACGACTAAACCTACAACGGTTGTCATTTGAATAGTTTCACTTGATGTATCAGTAAGAATAATTCCACCTTTAGTTTTCTTTGGACCTGCGTAAGGTCTAACTAAAAGTCTATAACCAACTGGTTTTGGTATTACTTCGAGATATTTTTTAATACCCTCTGGATCCGTAGGTATGGCTTGTTCTTTTGAATCAGGTGCAGCCTCACCGTTTTTTGTTTTGACACCAACTAAACCTGTGTCAGGTGTTACTATCGTCATCGATATTCTCCTCATTTTTCTGCAGGTCTTTTAGATCCTGTAGCAACGCTTCTAGAGCATTGAGTTTCCCTCTAGAATACTGGAGTTTATCGATTGTGTCTACATGGTACACCAAATCCTCCCTGACTTGGTCTATCTGTTTTTTTATGTAATGTCTTATTGATTGAAGTGTATCTAAATCAAGATTCATTTTTTTCTAAACAAACTTTATTTTTGCCCTTTTCTAATCCTTTAAAACCATAATATTTCATAATATTAGCTATAAGATTCATATCATATAATGGATAATCATCAAAAACAAACCTCGTGTTAGGTGCTGTCCTTTGAGCAAACCAAACAGCCTCAGTAATTACATCTTTAGTCATGTGAGGACCATCAAAAAATACAAAAGCAAATTTTGAATCTTTATGCTTTGATATAGTCATAAAATCTACATCAGTCATATTACACAAAGTAAACTTACCTTGATTTCTGTAAGGCTTAAGATCATTTAACATATTATCTCTAATTTCATCAGAGTAAGTAGGAGCTACCCCTCTTTCATAACCTTTCCATTGATAATCTTTTTGATTATCAAAATGTTGATATTCTAGGTCACCATAAGGATCAACACCCACATGGATATAATTATTAATGAGATTGTCCATAATAACTTTAGACCCATATCCCTTATTAACTCCGATCTCACATGATTTATAACCTTGGCAATCAAATCCTTTAGTCCATCTTTCAAGTAATTCATATTCATAACTATCTCCACTTATCATGAACTACTTATAACTAATCTGTTATTTAAATCAACTACTTCTT